CGCTTCTGCCTCTGTTTGCTGATGGTGGTGTGAAATGCAAGAGTATTCAGAAACTCAGTTAACGGCATCTCAAGTATTGCGTCCCACTCTTGCCGTCTACCACCTGCTAATCTGTCAACTAATCCGAGCCATCCGAAAACATCTCCTTTGCTTTCTTCACCTCCCCCTTCAAATAGGTTAGGGTAGTTTTTAATAATTTCGGATAGAGAGCCGAAAAAAAAAGCGAGTATTTGTAGAATTGTGGTGCTGGTAGGTCTTTGAAATTGTCAACTTTCCACTGATAGTCATCCTCTATCTTTCGCCCAAAGATGTTCACCCGGTACGATAAACAAGCAATAATCTTGTGTAACGCCTCTATTTTATCGCTATCGCCTAATTCTTGTAGTTCAATAAAGTGGTGAGCCTCCATGGACTTGGCATTCTTGACGAGCTTGAATCTTCTGCCTTTGTGTTTGAACGTCCATTTCAATCGGTGCTTGGGTTCTTGTTCTAAAAACGACAAGTCAATTTTCCTCAAGTCATTTAGTGTCCACTTCTCAACTTCCTCGTATGGCAGCCCTTTAATTATCGCTACCGTGTGAGCTGTTTTCTCAATAGGGTTAAGGTCATCAGGAAGCTCCCCAATCTCTTGAAGCATTCCGATTGTAATATCTTTCCATTTAAGCATAGTAAAATAGTCCTGGTTTGTTGTGCTGTTTACAATCATTGGCAAGAGCTAACGCCATCACGCAGTCATCATGTAGACCTTGTGGTGCTGTGTATCTCACGCCTGTTCTTGTGTATTCATATTCAAAGTTACGCATTTCATCCGCAATCACACCCTCAGGGAATTTAACTTGCTGACCTTGTACTGCTACCACTAAGCCCTCAATAAGTTGCTGCTTTGATTGACTCGTAAATTTAAAGCCTTTGATTCTTGGATGTTGCCTTTGTAGTTGCTCAACAATAGGATCACCGACTCCTGTGCTATCCACAAAAGCAGGTGTGTTGCCTATGGTTGCCGTTATCTTCTGAAGTGTCTGACTCCAATCAGCTTGGAATCTATCAAAGTGAACGACCTCGCCATTTTCGTTTAGTCCTATGATTACCGTCCAGTCAGTGTATTTGGCTAAGTCAATTCCGTAAGCTGTGGGTGTGCCGGTGCTCTGTTGGATACAAGCGTCAATGTTCTCATGTCCGAACGGGTTGCTGTTGTCATCAGCAGGTTCAGCCAAATAAAGCTCTTTGAATACATACTCAGGAAGATCACGTTTGGCTTGTTCTATTTCCTCACGTTCAATGATGCCTTCATCTGCCGCATCGTAAGCCGTGATTTTGAAATACTCCATATTCGGATCACCTGCCTTTGCCCTCTCTCCTAATTTGTAAAACCAGTTCTTTTTGCCCTTGACGTTTCCAATTAGTTTGCATTTGCCTTGTGTTGCCGTTAGGGTTGAACGTAGAGCAAACCAAGAGTCCTCTCTTGCTCTTGATGCCTCATCAAATACCGCAGCATAAACATCATCCCCGTATAGGTTGTCAGGCTTCTCTGCCGATTTAAACTCTATCCGTGATCCTACTGGTGTTATTAGTGTTAACTTGCTTTCATTGGAGATAAAGAAGTTTTTCTCTGTCACTTGTGCCTTCATCCTCCTAAATGCAATCTCTGCCTGTTGGTACACAGGAGCAACCCACCACACTGACTGATTCTCCTTAAGGCTTAGACTCTGCTCAAACAACCAAATAATATGACTTGCCGTTTTACCTGTCTTAGTCGATGCTGCCGTTATCGTGTAACGTGCATCACTATCCAAGATGGCTTTTTGGTAGCTCGTCAGTTTTGGTCTTGAGTAGTTTATTTGCATACTTGCCTAAGTAGGTCTACACGCTTTTTGTTGATCGTATCAAGGTTGTGGTGTTGGTGGCAATACTGGTAATTAATCTCACCTACCTCTTTGACTTTGTCAGACTTGATTAGCTTTCCAATCTCTGACCAATCGTTGTTCTTAACAAAGAAACATCCAAGGTTATCTCGGTGGTTCGTGTATGGCTCAACTGCACTTACAAAGATAGGCAACTTGTAGGCTGCTGCCTCTAAGATTTTCAGCTCTGACTTGTAACGGTTGAACTGTGTTTTTTGCAATGGTGCTAAACAGATATCTATTTCAGAGTAATACTTGCCGAACTCATTTGCCTTTGTTCCTACCCTCGTTTCAAACCACTCAGGTCTTTTATGCCTTGGCTCTCCTGTGATTGCTTTTTCCATGGTTGCCCAATCGGGAACATTTTCATGAAATCCGCACATTAAGAATCTCGCTCCGTATTCCTCACATATGGGTTTAATTTTATTTGTAAGCAACTTTAAGTCTTCAGTGTGAGATAACCCTCCGACCCATCCGATAGTGAACGGATGCTCTGTTTGTGCTTTCCATTGGCTTTGATTGTAGTCTAAAGCATTGGGGATAATCGTGACGTTTGTATTGAACTCTTTGACCTTCTCCTCAAGTTGCGGGGTGGTAACCATTACCGCATCGGCATAATGTAAACTGTCCTTTATGCCGTTCTTGATGTATGCTCGGTAGAACTTGTACGCTGGGTTGTACTTCGGAAGCACCCAATAGTCATCAATATCAACGATGAAAGGTATTTTCTTTTTAGCCAGTACCGGTAAGATGTTGTATTGTAACTTACCCAGCCATCGGTTGAATACCACGCAATCGTATTTCTCAAAGGGCAAATCTGCCCATTCGTTTTGATCCACGGAGACATCAACTGTGATGCCGTAGTCTATTTGAATTTTGACATATGGGGTGTATAGCCTGTGAAAGCTCACCCCATTCATGCCGTCAAGTAATAGAAGTACCCTCATTAGAAAGGCATATCATCCTTTTCCTTCGGTGGTCTTGGCACTGCCACATAGTGGGTTGCCTTTGACCTGTCGTTTTGATGCTTGAGTTTCTGCACTCTGATTCGCACATCACCGTACTTGTTAATCTCAAGCTTTCCGTCAGCGAGTGCTTGTTTGAATTTGTCCACGTTTACCGTGATGTTCAAGCCGTAGTCATCAGACCAGGCATTTCCTAAAAATGTAATTTCATCCATATTAATCTAAATTTAAAGTCACGTTTACAACCTTTGCCTCAACAGTTGCGTCTACTGTTTCTTTGGGCTTACCATATACTCGACTCAGTAAAGTATCCATTGAATAGAGTGAGCCTTTCTCATAGCTCTTGATGATAGCCTTTGCAACTGTCTTTTCAAGCATGGTTGCTCCTTCGTTTTTTAGAACCTTTTTAATCTCTTGCTCATCCATTGCCATAATAGCCTGAATGCTGTCGTTTACCTCTGAGAGTTTGTAGCCCTCCTCCTTCATTAAGGTGGTGAACTTTTTAGGTCTGCCGTTAGGGTTTGCAGTTTCCCCTTTTTCTGCTCTGACCAATGCTCCTCCGTGTGGTTGTTTTTCTAACTTCATACCGATGTTTCTCCGATGTTTATTGTCTTTCTGTCATCTTAACTTTATGGACAACTTTCAACATATGTTTGTGTTCTGCCTTATCCCCGAATTCCTCGTGGCAATGTCTACAAACCGCCATCAAGTTTTCAATCTCGTCTTTATCTCCTTTTGGATTGCCGCCCATACCTCTCGCTTCGATGTGGTGAATGTCAACGGCTTGATTGCCGCATATCTCACACGGTATGAAATCAGTTGTGTCATAGCCGAAATAACTCATATACGTTTTAGTATGTTTCTTCACAGCCTAATTACTTGACAGTTGGTTCTATTTTTTAGCTCGTGCATATGTTGATTGTGAGCGTTAAAGTTTGTGCCTTGCTCTCCTCTGATATAATGTTCAGTTAGCCCTTGATATAAATCTCTACCTCCATCTATTCCTAACGTATATACTTGGTCAAATCTATTCATCAGTAGTTCAAATGCAAATGAGCTTGAGTTGAAAGTTCTGAATGTGTAATGCCCCACGTTTGGATCAATCTTAAACTGTACAAATATTGTGTTGTCATAAATCTTTTTATTGCAGGTTCTGGTCAGAATAAAACGTGCCTTGTATTTTCCGTTTATGTATTTCTGTGGTTCGTTGTATATGGGTGGATCATGAAAGGCTGCTATATCTGCGTATCGTGTTTTTTCCAATGCTCCATTAATTGTCCAGACGTTATAGTCTAACATCATTGAAGCATCCCACCTCTCAAGAGATGGACCGGTACCAACAACGAGCCAAGGTTTATCCTTCGCCCAATCCTGTTGTATTATCTTCGTTACGCACGACACGTCTTCTTCGCTTTTTTTTAACGGGCTGCTCATCGTCAGCAAGAGTGTTCAACTCCTTCTTCTGTGCCTCCGCTCTGATAATCATTGAGAGCATTCCCTCAACTACACAGTTGCCGCACGTTGGAAGTGGTTTCCCCATCTCTTGTAAGTACACTGCTCTAAACTCGACGTTCTGTTCAGGTGTCATCTTCAGCACTTGTGTTTCTTTCCATCTTTGGAATACTGGCAGCATCTCCTCCAGTATGAATGTTATTTGTTCTTGGGTCATATTATTTTATTAAAGGTTCAAAAACATATAATTTGTGCATTTAATAGCACTTTATATGTAATTACATATGGCAATTACCCCGAAAAAGTGGTAATTAATTATTTGCTCATTCTCCAAACATCTCCTTTATGTTTTGCTCTGAATATCCAGCCGCAAGGCACAACGACCTGAGCAACTCTTGAAGCTCTTGAATGTTCACGTCATCGTGTTTTGTTTCAATCGTTATCTTGGTTCCGTAGTGTTCCAGTGTTAGTTTCATTGAGTATCCTAATTACTTTGGTTAGTGCCTCGTTGACTTCGCTCGGTCTTGGTTGACTTAGTGCAAAGCCCCTTCGGTATTTTAAATGTCTTTCTAATGTGTCAATTACTTCGTTAATGTCCTTTAGTTCATACATATCTGTTCAATATCGCTGCTGTCATTCCTGCCACAAATGAGAATAGAACCCCCTCCAAGGAGTGGAAGTACATAACACTCAACCAAAACGCTAGACATAGCTCACAGGTAAATGGCTTAACCTTGAGCTTGTATGTCCAGTTTCTTACAAGAATTACTCCTGCTGAAGCGAGTCCTAATATCTCAAATGTAAGGCTCATATTTTTTGAATTGTTTGTTCGCTTTGTATTTTATTTCGTTAATCACTTTGTCTATCTCATGCCTACTTATGCCCGTTGCTCTGCTGATGGATCGTGCTGATTTTGGTTTGATGTTTCGACCTCCTTCAGAATATAGCTTCCAAATCTTTGTGTGATACCAATCATAATCTCGTAGAACGATGTCAATGCAGTAGTGCAGTATTTCTTTTCGGTAGTCAACATCGTGATCAGGTATTTCAAGTTTGGAGCTGTCAAGCATTGGCTCTTGTTTGAATAGTTTGTTGAACCTGGTGTATTGCCCATAGGCTTGATTGACCACGATACGGATGACAAGCCCTTCCCAATATCCACTGTTGTATTTTTCAATTATCCAATCTTCATCCTTTTCGCAGATTATTAAAAACACCTCCTGATACAAATCATTGGCTTGGTGCTTCCCTATCTTCTCACAAACTTCCCTCAACCATTCGGCTTTGGTAAGCTCGTTTATGATGTCGGCTTTTTTGATATGTCAAAGTTCTTTGCAATTTCAATAGGTATATTTTAACTTTTGCACTTTATCTCCACACGCTTTTCATTGCATATGCTGTAAACCTCAAATCCTTTCTTCATGTATTTATTAGCATAGTATATCACTTGCTTTTCGTTATCAAGAAAGATGTGTAGATATTCTTTCGACTTCCTCAACGTAAGTTCTAAGGTCATGCTCTATGTGGTTTATTGCCTGAGAATAAAACGATTCTTCTGGCTGATATTTTAATTCAATGTAGTTCGTGTAGTTTTTGCATAGGTTTATAACGGTGCTATGATCACGATTAATGTATCTACCTATATCCGTATAAGTTCTTTTTAAATGCTCTCTGGCAATGTAACAAAATAAAGCTCTGCCTACAATTATGTGACGATCTCTTTTCCTGCCCATTATGTCCTCGCTAAAGACATTGGTCACCTTTGTAACTATGTCCAGCAGCTTGACAAATTGCATGTCATACCTTGGAGCATTGTAAGGATTGTTAATTTTTTGGGTTAGGTCATAAATCTCAGCCTTTAGCTTATTGATTCTGTCATTCAGTATACGCTCTCTATTTGAGCATCTTGCTTTTAATCTAATGTATTCGTATTGGTAATTCATAGTAGTTCTCTATATCGTGTAAATTTGCCCTCAAAACTGCAAGGGATTGCCGCACATTGTCCGTGTCTATTTTTTTGAATTAATAACTCAGCATCCATTTCAACGTCTTCACGATGATCGCTGTAATACTGTGGTCTGTATGGAAACAACACGACATCCGCATCCTGTTCTATCTGTCCGCTTTCTTTTAAATCTGATAGTGTAGGTTTTACGTTGCTCTTATCCTCACGTCTTAACTGAGCCAAAGCTACAACGGTTATATTGATCTCCTTTGCCAGTTGTTTTAATCGCTTACTTGCTTCACTTACTTTTTCGTACCGGCTTTGTCCGTCTGCATTTATCAGTTGTAAGTAGTCAATAAATACGACATTCAATCCATGCTTTGCCTTGTGTAGTTTTATTTTAGTGATTAAGCTCTCAAGATCTCTGTCAGGTGTATCAATCAAACTTATATCATGT